GTTTTCTTATTAAGGGGAAGCACCGCTTCTCGTCCCGCTTCTCCAGCACCTTGAAGTTGTCCACCATTCATTCCGAAAATAGTTGGACGAGTAAAAATACCACCTTTTGCATTCCATTTCACGCCAATTCCTGACGGATAAGTAATGTCTTTACCTAAAACATTTTTTGTACTAGTTTCTAAGCTAAAGTGTGGCATTGATGGCATTTCAGGTTTGGGGATTTTTAATTTTAAATCACTAAAGAATCCCTTAATCTTCCCAATAAATTCTTCTACCTTACCAACCGCTTCTTTGATTGGATCAATGATGTTACGTTTAGCCGCATCGAATTTTTCTTGTGCTGCATTTTTTATAGCATCAAATTTTTCTTTCGCACTGTTATACATTTCGCCGAATTTTTCTTTCGTAGAATTATAGGCTGAAATAACCGGATCAATAACATATTTATAAACTAACTGCCATGCTGCAAGTGTATAAGATTGGATTTTCGCCCAATTCCCTAATATCCAATTTGCTAAATCAGAAAGCTTTTGCTTTGTTGTATTCCACAATTCCTGAACCGGTTGAATAACATACTGTTTTATTAAATTCCAACCTACTAATGTATAGGATTTCGCTAATTCCCACTGCGTACCAAGCCATGCAACCAATTCACCGATTTTTACACTCACCCAGTTATATGCTTCCTGAATCGGCTGAATAATATATTGAGATATTGCCGCCCAGGCAATTTGCGCCCCCGCTTGTATTAATAGCCACCCTGCTTCTAACAAGGTAGAAATTAATGAAATAATTGGATCTAAGAATGTAAGAATAGACTGCCAAGTTTCTTGCCATTTTTGGAACAATTGCATAAAAAATTGAGATGCGGTTTCTACTAGAGAAGACCACCAGCTAGATGCCGTCTCTACCATTGAAGATAGCCATGTTATCGTTGATTCTACTAGGGAGGACCACCATCCAGACACTGATTCTACAAGCAAAGATAACCAAGAGGATGCGGTTTCTACTATTCCGCTCCACAATCCTACTAAATAATCTTTAATAAAATTATAGGTATCTATCGTCCAATTTTTGATATCTTCCCAGTTTTTATAAATAGCAAAACCAAGAGCAACAATAGCTGCTATGGTAATTGGAACTATGGCGACAATCCCAGCCGCTGCGGCCGCACCAATTCCAAAAATACTCATTACCGTTACAACTATAGGCGCAAGTGCCATGATTGCTCCTGAAATTATACCAATGGCAGTTGCTACGGCTGCAAGCGTTGCTGCTAATGCTGGATTATTAGTAACCCATTCAGCAAATTTAGATACCAGATCAGCTACGACTGATAATACTGGTTCTAACGCCATCTTTAAATCTCCCATAGCCTTTTGCATTTTAACCGCTGGATTGGCATCCATTTTTTTGATAGATTCATTTAAGTTCGTTTGATTCTTGTCAAAATCAACTACTTTACTTTGTGCACCGAGTAATGCGTATGTTATGTTATCGCCTTGGTCTTCGTACATTGTACCGAAGAGCTTGACACCTAGTTCATTCCGTTTTGTTTGATCTTCTACATTAGCTAAAGCCGCTGCAATCTCTGTCATAGCCGCAGATCCTTCTTTTCCACCTTTAGAAACAGATTGTCCCCATTTTTGCAATTGTTCAGCTGAAATATTAGTTCCTTCCAGTGTTTCCTTCATAGCCTTATCGACGCCTTGACCGAACTCAGCCGCTTTGATGCGCCCTTCTTTCAAACCATCTAAGAGATTATCAATCATTTATATTCAACGTGATTCGCAACGTCACGCCCGTTCTTTTATGAACTGCTATACGTCACCGCATAGATTAGACTATATCTTCAACTACTTGAGTTGCTCCCCGTTTCGAGTGTCATTTGCTTACACCCTACGTCTTTCGACTAGTCGTTGCACGTTCCTTAATTAAAAGGCTTCGCTCAGTATTGTCTCATTTGAGAGTTTCACTGAATTAAAGGAGTTTTTCATTGTATGTCGCCATACAAGGGAACTATAATCTAATTCCAAGTTCCGGTTTCGACCCCAGCCGCCATTATGGCTTGTACTTCTTCAGCTGTATAGCCTGCCCGCGTTAGTTGTCCACCGTATTCAGCAATAACATCTAATTGCTCAGGTGGAAATCCAATTTTTAACAAGGCATTGGTTAATCCAAGTGCGCCTTCTTGTGAAATGCCTAATTCATTTCCAACTTCATTTGTTTCTTGTATTAGTTCTGTGAAATCTATACCTTCATATGATTGTGCAATTGCAGCTGCTCCCTTTACGATTGCTGCATTCGCTTCATCACTTACACCTTTATTCAAAGCCCATTGCCTGCGTACACCTTCTAAAGATGCTTCTGCATCAACGCCATAAGCGGTAACGCCTCTCACAGCTTCTTCTACAGACCTTTTCGAGGATTCTGGGACGTCAAAAGTTATATCAATCTTTGTTTTTAACTTAGACATATCAAGTGCTTTTTCGATTGTCCCGGCAATTCCACCACCAGCTACCATTGCACCAAGTACGTTTTCTAGGCCAATATCTAATTCTTGAAATTCTCTTTCCGTCCTTTGGGCTTCTTGTTGTAAATCTCGTAATTCGTTCCGTACTTGTTGTATTGAATTACCAGCATCCACAGATCGTAGTGCTCGTTGTAATTTTTCAATATCCGCTTCAGTTCCTAATGCTTCACGACCAATAATCCCAATCGCTTGTTCTAATTGGCGACTTGTCGCTGTTCCGCTTTTAATTGCATTCACAAGACGATTTCCTAATGCTCCTGCAAAATCATCAACGCTTTTTCCTGTAGCTCTAAACAATGTTTCTAATTGCCTTGTGGAACTCGCTACATTCTCTTGTTCAGCCTTCATGTTTCCTAGCTTATTTTTAAGACCATTAAGTGACCCTTCTGTAAATTCAATTTCACGCCTGAATGCACGATATTGTTCTTCAGAAATTTTACCGTTTTGAAATTGAGCTTGTACTTGTTGTTCCGCTGCTTTCAATTTATCTAGCTTTTGCGTTGTGTTTTCAATCTGTTGTGTAAGTAATTTTTGTTTTTGTGCTAAAGCTTCCACATTACCTGGATCAAACTTTAACAGGCGTTCAACATCTTTTAATTCTTTAGCCAAGGCATCACTTTGTTTATTTACATCTTTTAAAGCATTTTGTAACGGCCCGGTATTCCCGCCGATTTCTATCGTAATCCCTTTAATTCTTCCTGCCATTTTCTCACCTCATTTCTTAGAATGAATCAAAGTCTTTTTGACTCGCTTTTCTAATTTTTTCTTTGTCTGGATTCTCCATTTCAGCAAACTCAGCAATGTAATCAAAACAATCACCGATTGTCATGGTTTCTAAATCCCAATGCGTTAATTTTGCTTTATAACAAAGAGCAAGGAACAAATCAGTGGTCAATTCTTCATCACTGAATGTCCCTTGCCTTTCATCATTTCCTGTTATTTTTTTTTTGCTCCCATAGTGACTTGAACTAGTTCCATTATTTCTGGCATGATTTCTTCAATAGGGAATTCTTCAAAACCGTCAAGCCAAACCATAGGATCAGGAATACTTGGATCAGCCGTTTTAGCGAATAACCAGGTCAAATCATAAACAAGCTCAAAATCCACTTTACTTAAATCAAGATTAGATGTATCGATAGGTTGTTGTGATCCATCTGATGAAGTTAATGTACTAATTGCTCCTAACCCCATCATATCTGCAAATAAATTACGTCTGAATTGTGCTTTATATCGTTTAACCGTTGCTGCTGTACTTTTTAATCTGACTTGTTTTCCGTCTATTGTAACCGTCTTTTCCATCTACTTACGCTCCTTTTGGTAATGCTGGTACTTTTGTATATACTTTTTTGTACCAATTATCATAAATCGCTTGTTTTGATTTAGTTGTAGTTTTCGTTTTAACCATACGTTTTCCATTAATATCAATAGGGCTTGATACAAATTTAAGTTCATTTGTATTTGGCTCTGCTGAATTTGTTTTCGTTTTAGATGCGATTGTTGGACGACTTGCTGAACAGTTAAACATAACGTGGCGTGTCGCTCGTACATCACCATCAAATTCAAATAATAATGCAAATGGTTTTCCTTTTGCATCAGCTAATTCGTTTAGTACACCGTCTTCTTCGTCTAATTCCTCTCCTAATGCATCGATTGCAAATTGCTCTGGAATATTAGCAATAGATAATGTACCGTCATACCCTTGGTTATTACTTGCTGCATAATAAAGCATGTCATCGGCGTAAAATTCGATTAAATCCCCTCGTGGATCAAACGTTAATTCAATTCCACCCGGTAATGGGATTGGGTTACTAAATGTAACAACACCACCTTTAGTGTCGAACAGTGCATAATGGACATTTTTCAAACCAAAAGCTACTTTGTTTTCATTCATTTATATCAACCTCGTTTCATATAATTTTTGATACATATTTTCAGATTCAATAAAAGTCCCATACGAGTCATAAGGAATTTCATGATTGTCTAGGACTTGTTCAAGTTTGGCTTCTGCAACTAAGTCTTTTTTAGTTGTATAAAGCTCTATATTTAAATCATTTATCTTGTGATAGACTTTGTTATCAGCCATTAAATTTGCTGATCCATCCACAAGAAAGCAAATATAAGGTGGCGCTGGAACTAGATTAGTTGGCGTTGCTGTGAAATGCGAATAAGCCACAGGATAGCCTGTAGCTTCAAGGATTTTTGTTAATTCACCTAATGTCATTGCCCAACCGCCCTTTCAATACGTTTTGGCAATTCATCAATTACATACTCTTCAAC